ATCTGGAACAAAGGAACTTATGCAACAACACAACAACAGTATAAAACTGACGCCGGAGGGAGAAATGTTCTTCAGGAACTCTTTCCCATTTTGCAATAATGACGACATCTGCGTTCAGATGGGGCTTTCCTCTGCCACGATGCACCGAATGGCAAGAAGAATGGGCCTGAAGAAGAACCCTGATTGGGAAAGATGGTTGAGGCCTAAGCTTGGCAAAAAATCACTGGCGACCAGAAGGCGTAACGGAACCACACCGCCCAAAGGATATATCATTCCAAATAGTGAGAAATTCCGCATAAAGAAAGGTGAGTCCCTTCATGCAAGGCTGACACCGGAAAAACGAACTGTTATTCATGCCAAAAGTGGAGCGAAACTCAAAGAAATCCTCGAGCGTGAAAGATTAAGAACCAAATACGGCCTAAAGCCTTTGACAAAACGAAAAGTAATCAGACATTCTCCAGTTATTATAAGCTGGAGAAGCAGTGCGAGGGCCAGAGGTTATATAGTCAACGAGGGGCGAAGTCCTGAAGGAATATCAAAAGTCATATATTATACAGACAACACTATAAGAGGCGAGAGATTTGAAAGCAATGGAGCCAGGCACGGTTTTACAATACTTCCTGAAGGAGCGGAGTACCATCCAAAGGTAGTACTCCGCCTTGTAGAGGAAGGCCTCGCTAACATAAGCTTTGAATAGACAGTAAACTTACGCAACATGAAATACTACATCAGCACACCTATTAACGGCCGCACGCAGGAGCGGACGTTTATTGAAAAATACCACGCAGCTGAGCAGCGCTGCAGGGAGATAAAGAATCTCCTGATAAGACAGGAGCCTACGCTGCTTGACAGCGGTGAGATAGTTACACCGTTTGACGTAACAATACCTACCATGGATGAACCTCACGCCTTGGGTGCGTGCATAACAGCCCTGATGCAGTGTGACACCGTGGTTCTTGACCGTGGCTTCCAGCAGAGCCGCGGATGCCGCCTGGAACAGCAGGCTGCAGTGCTCTATGGAAAGATAATAATGTTTTTATAAAACCCACACAAATGTACCCCCCCCCAGTTAAAACAAAACACTATGAACGAGCATCCAATCACAATAGACCTTGACATTGAGGATGCCTACCCAGTGGCGGAGTTCCTTGACCGCTTTCACTCTCCAGTGGCGGAGGCGCGCCTGTACTTCAGCAGCCGGACAGGCAAGATTATAATGGAGAACAGTGGCGTCACCCAGGAGAAGATAGACCACGCCCTTAATCAGTACAGACTGTGCCATCCGGCCAAAACACCGCATTACCATGTATATTAGCAGAGAAGACGTTGACCGTGTAAAGCGCGCCGGCGATGAGCACCTTCAGGAGGTTATAGAGAGTCTTGTTTCCATGCGCCGCAGTGGCAGCTCTCTTATTGGCCAATGCCCGGTGTGCGGCCACGAATCCGGACTGATATTCACACCAGGCAAGAACAGCTATAAGTGCTTTCACTGTAACCATGAGACCATAAGCGGCACATCGGCCGTTAAGTTTGTTCAGACGTGCCAGAACTGCACGTTCCCTGACGCTATAAAGTATATTGCAGATCTTCTCCATATCTACATTGAGGAGAAGCCTTCAGGCAAGGCTCCTAAGAAGAAAGGCTCTAAGACAGAGAGCAAGAAGCACTGCTACCTTGATGACTTCCTTTCAGGCAGCGGCCTCACCATGAAGGACGTGGAGATACACACCACATCTGAGGACGGCAAGACCCATATCATGGGCTCAGCTTTCAAAAAAGGCACCTTGGACAGCCACGGCCACATAGATAAGGACGGCGATGATGTTATAATTGAGTATTATGACCTTGACGGGAATCCTTGTATGTTTGAGCGCCGCACTGGTCGCAATCAGACAGAGAGGTGTGAGTATTTCCGTGTGCGCTGGCAGTATCCTGAAGAGCACCCGGACAAGGACGGCAAGCCGGCCAAGTACCACAGCCCGTATGGCAGCGGCTCCTTCATCTATATACCTCAGTACATACGTGACCTCTACCACCGTGGAGAGAGCTTAGATAGGCTCTTTATCCAGGAGGGGGAGAAAAAGGCAGAGAAGGCCTGTAAGCACGGAATACCAAGTGTGGCCGTGAGCGGCATAACCAACATTGCCAGCGGTGGCAAACTCTCTTCAGACCTGGTGCGCATACTGCAGGAGATGCAGGTTAAGGAGGTGGTCATGCTCTATGACTCAGACTGCTTTGACCTGAGCAAGAATATCAAGATAAATGACAGTGTGGACAAGCGCCCTCGCAATTTCTTTTATGCAGCCCGTAATTACAAGGAGTGGATGCGCTCTTTGATAGGCTCCAGACAGCTATATGTTGAGATATACATTGGCCACGTACTGAAAAACCCTCAGGAGGACAAAGGCGTGGATGACCTGCTATGCGACACTCTTAAAGGCAAGGAGAACCTTCTGAAAGAAGACCTGGACAAACTCATTTTCTCCAAGGAACTCAAAGGGGAGTATCTGCAGCTATACAAGATATCATCCTGGAGTGACAACAAGCTGGCGGAAATATGGAACCTGGACAACCCTCAGAAGTTTGCTGATGCACACCGTGAAGAGCTGCAGGATTTGCCTGAGTTCAAGATTGGCAAACACACCTGGCGTTTTGGCGCCAAGGGTAAACTGGAGAGTGCGCAGGCCATTGAGGATGAGGAGCGTTTCTGGAAAATTAATGATAAGACAGACCGTAGCGGAAACGCTTATCAGACATACGAGTTTGACTATGACTGCTGCATCCGCTTCCTTCAGAACCGTGGATTTGGCCGCTTCCGCCGTCAGGATGGTAAGACATACAGCTTTATCCGCTACAACAAACCATTTGTAGAGGAACAGGAACCCTTTGATGTCAGGGACTATGTTATGGAGTTTGCCAAGGCTTTTGCCGGCAGAGGTGTCATTAACATGCTTATGAAGGGCGGTGTGCAGTATATGGGACCTGAAAAACTCAGCTTTATGGACTATATTAAACCGCCGTTTGAGGAGGCGCAGCGCGGCCGCCAGTACTTCTACTTTAAGAACTACTGCTGGGAGGTTACTGCAGACGCAATCCGCCAGATAGACTATGCGGCTCTTGACCACTGCATCTGGCGTGACGAGCAGCGCAATTACGAGGTGAGGCGTACAGCTCCGGTTATGAGGGTGGACAAGTCTGCAGACGGAGATTTTGAGTTTGCACAGCTTAACAAAAACTGCCAGTTCCTGCAGTTCCTGATTAACACCTCAAACTTCACCTGGCGCAAGGAGCCTCAGGATATCTCTCAGGAAGAGCTGCAGGAGAATACAGACCATCTTGTGGCCAAGCTATGTGCCATAGGATATCTCTGCCTCTCATTCAAGGATAAGGCCGTAAGCCGTGCAGTGGTGGCCATGGACGGCAAGCAGAGCGAGGTAGGGCAGAGCAACGGCCGCTCCGGAAAGAGCCTTGTGGGAGATATGCTCAAATACGTGCATCCAACCACATACATAAACGGCAAGAACAATGACTCCACCACAGACCAGTTCTACTTCAACGATGTGGATGAGAAGACCAAGAGCGTGTTTATTGATGACGTGCGCACAAACTTCTCTCTGGAGCCTCTTTTTGCCTACATAACCGGTGACTTCTCCGTAAACTACAAAGGTGGCCGCCGTGCCACGTTCCCGTTCCAGAAGAGTCCTAAGATATACCTCACCACAAACCACGCAATTAACGGTACCGGCTCCAGCTTCAATGACCGCCAGTGGAAGATAGCCTTCTCAGACTTCTACAACGACACTCACAAGCCTACTGATGATTTTGGCAACCTATTCTTTGATGAGTGGGACCAGGAGCAGTGGAACCTGTTCTGGAACATGGTGGCTGAGTGCGTGCAGCTCTATCTGAAGTTTGGGGTGGTACAGTCACCTTCAGAACGTATAGAGGCGCGCCAGCTTCGCCAGCAGATGGGTGAGACATTCCTGGCGTGGGCTGATGAATACTACTCTGCAGATGAGCATATCAACACCAAAGAGGCGCGTAAGATTCTATATGACAAATATCTGGAGTACAGTAACGAGCCACGTAAATACGCCAGCCCTACAGCCTTCAAAGGCCGTATCAAGGCATACACCAAGTATAAAGGCCTTTACTTCAATCCAGGCAGACTGGATCCAACCACACATGACCCAATCTATTTTGATAAGGACGGCCGTCCTGACCTTGACGATAAGGCTGGCGGTGTTGAGTATATAACCCTTGGTAATGACAGCTACTGGGACAAACCAGGAGCGGCCACACCTTCAGACAAACTGTCTGATGATATGGAGGACTTCTTAAACGGCAATTAACTATGAAGAACTACAAGATTAAAGCAGTGGTGGGCACTGATGAGGCGGCAAGGGTGGCTGAGATACGCCGCCTGATAGTTGACGCCAGGCTCGCCCTCTCACCCGGCCGCGCTGCAGAACTGGTGCGCCGGAGCATTGATGACGCGGATCTGCGCAACGCCTACTACGTGGCGGTGGCCAGCTACAACTTTGGCACATCGCCGGCCACAAACCTCAGACTCCTGCAGATGGCTGCAGCCGGACTGCTTGTTATAGTGGGCTGCAGCAAGATACCAAGGGAGATGGAGTTTATGTCTGATATCTACTATGTGTAATATACCTTCAATGTAAGCTCTGTGTGTCTACCAAGCCTCGGAGAATGGAGCCGGACGGTTGCTGAAGCCGCTCCGGCTCCTGTATTTTGTCATATATCCCTTATTTTGGCTGATGTGTAATGCATACGCTCAGACACAGCGGCGCGGGCTCTCGAAACTCACACAATAGCAAGTTACAGGCAAATTAAAGCATAAGGCTCTGATTTTAAACAGACTATTATCCAAGAGGCTGATTTTTAGCACAAAATCAGCCTCTTTTAATACTACGGGCGTTTCTCAGTTTCCCCGCACCCCTTCATTTTTAAGGATGAAAGCAAATGGTACGACTGTACGGACACAGCAAGCGACATAAAAGAAGGGCGGCGGGAGCGCAGCGGCCAGTGCCTGGAATACATGGTTATGGCGCAGATGGCCGTACAGGCCTCCAGTACCAGACGGAATCCGTATAAAACGCTGAGAGACACACATATATATACTCTTCTTTTTTAAAAATTACTATTTTTGTAAATAGACTACCTAAAAAATTCTAAAAAAAATCGTGCAATCGTGCAGACGCACAAAAACGAGGTGTTAAAACGCTGACACACAAATAATTAAGTACGCACGATTTTTGCACGATTTATGCACGATTTATGCACGATTTGCACGATTTGCCGTTTTTAAATGCGTTTTTACAAATCGTGCGAAAAAGTACGGATGTATTTTTACTTAAAACGCTGAAAACCAGTGCAAAACAAAAAGCGCTGTACAGATGCACGAAAGTACGGCGTTTTTGCCTATTATTTTCAGGGGTATGTTATTCAGGCTGAATTTTGTTAGAAAAAAGGCGGCTTAAAATTTGCTTTTAAGGCTGAAAATTTGTAATTTTATAGTTGATTTTCAGTAATTTAACACTATGATTCACACAGTTAAGATTGACCTTAAACCACACCTGGCTGAGTACCTTAAAGGCAAGTTTGCGGATGATAAGGGAGTGGTGCGCCTGCCCCGCAGGCTCTCACTCTACCACCTGATATGTGACCTTACAGCTCCGCAACCCGCCAGTGGCTATCGTCGTGAGACTGGTAATGTTGAGCTCTACCTGCCACACCTTAGCCATGGAAAGTGCATTGACAGATACAACTACCTATCCAAGGCAAGCATAAAGGCTATTGAAGACTCTGTTTCACTGATGTTTAAGGCTGAGTACATAGACTACATGACAGTGTGCAAGCTGCGCCACCATATCAACTACAAGGACTCAGCCTCCATGTTTCTGGTGCGTTATGGCGTGGAGTCTATAACCGTGGATGCGCTCATAAAATCACACAAACGCCTGCGCGATGACATTAAACCAGGAGTAAAACGCAAGTACTGCCATAAAAATTAATTCACTCAAACACCCTGATTTGTCCTTTGTAATTTTACCATTATGGAAGAAAAACTGACCTGTTCACTCTGTGAGGCTCAAGCCTGCAAGCCTCTTTTTGGTGCAATAAACACATTCACCCTCTCGTCTCCAGGCGGAATCAAGTACAGTAAGACCGTTAATGATGATGAAGGGCACGGCCTTTTGTGCTCTGAAACCGTTACTGTGAGCCTTCCAGCCCGCTCAGTGCCTGAAGATATGTTAAAATACAACCGTAGGTGGTACACCCTGAAGCTGCGAACTGAAGCCGGCACATGGAAGAGTGTTGGCAGCAGCACTAACTCATGCCAGATGGATGTGAGCATAGATGGTTCAGACGCCACCATAACATTTACTACACAAAAAGCAATACTTTAAGTGTCCGCTGTTAAGTGATTGAAGTTGTATATCTTAGCGGTGTACAAATTCAGTTGCTATGGATACTAAACTACTTACAGAGCTCTCCACATCAAAGCTGATGCTCCGTCCGGATGCGCTGCTCCTGCTTGAGCGGAGCCTTAACGCTGATGAGAAGCCTGCTGACAGTACCAGTCAGAAGAAGTCTGACAGAAGCGGCCTTGCAGCCTATATCAAGGGCGGCGGAGTGGCCTTCCCTGAGGATATCATGTACGGAAACGCTGAATCCGTTGAAGAGGGTTCGGTTCTGATAGTTCCTATCATAGGGGTCATGCGTAAGTATGACTCATGGTATGAGTATGGAGTGGACTTCTACGCACAGGCCATATCAGAGGCTCAGGCCAATGAGCGCATATCAGGCGTGGTGTTGCTCTTCAACACACCAGGCGGGACCACTCAGAGCCTTATTCAGATAGAGAACGTGCTGGCGGCCAAGACCAAGCCCTGCATAGCCGTTATTGACGGAATGTGCTGCAGCTGCGGAATCCATGTGGCGGCCATGTGTGACAAAATCTACGCTGAGAGCCGTATGTGTGAGGTGGGCAGTATAGGCGTATATGCCCAGTTGCTTGATGACCGCAAAGCCGATGAGAAGTATGGCTATAAGCTTGTGGAGGTCTATCCTCCTGAGAGCAGCTACAAGAACAAAGGCGTGCGTGAGGCTATAGAGGGGAATCCCCAGTACCTTATAGATGAGACGCTCAGTCCGTATGCACGTTCCTTCCAGGATCATATACGTAAGTGTCGTAAGAAGCTTGATGAGAGTGTGGAGGGAATCCTTGAAGGCCGTGTGTTCTATGCCTACGATGCTGTGGAGAATGGTCTTATAGACGGAATACGCACCACAGCCGATGTCATAACTGAGCTACGTAACAGAAACATCATCAATTCATTGTTTAACCATTAAAACCAGAAGTTTATGAAAAAGTGGATGAAAAACCTTCTGGCTGTGTTCGCTTTACTCAACTTTACGGAGAAGGCCAAACGGCAGGACCTCTCTGCAGAGGAGATAAAGCAGATCTGTGACAAGTACGAAGAGATGTACGGCGTCACACTTGAGGCAGACAAGGCAGCCAACCTGGACGCTGAAGAGGCTCCAGTCGCTCTGACCAGTGAAGATATTAAGGCGGTTGCTGCCGCTCTTAATGTGAGAGAGGAGAGTGTTCCAACCTCTGCTACAGAGGCTCTCCGCAGTGTTGTCGAGGCGATAAACAACCTGAACCGTCAGCCTGAGCAGGCCGCACCTCAGACAGTGCAGGCTCAGGAGAACGCCATGATGGCGGCTCGCGTATGCGGTCTCACACCTCATACTACAGCTCACCTATTCGGCATTGAGGAGGAGATGTACTCACGTAAGAAATGGTATAACGAGCTTACAGCAAGCCGCAAATTCCTGACTCCTTCAGGAGCGCAGCTCTCTGAGTTCAAGGAGGGATTCTCCAAGTTCGCCAGTGCTTTCCGTGACCGTCTGAACTACCTGAACGCAAACGGCATGCTCTCAGCCCTCAACTACGCCGATATGGTGAAGGGCAGCGGCAAGATTGACTACTCAGAGCTGACATCAACAGCCGGTGAGTACATCATCCGCCGTACAGACCTCATACTGGCCTACTTCAAGACCCTGCCTTCAGTGTCAGGCATCTTCCCTGTGGTGTCAGGAGTGCAGAACAAGGAGATTGCCCCTACAGCACAGTTCGGAGGCCTCTCACAGGGCTACCGTCAGGGCCGTATCTTCAAGGGCAACGTAAAGTTTGCTGCTGAAGTTTACGAGGTTACAGACTGTATGTTCAAGTACAACTTCGCCAACCTTGAAGAGCTGGAGAAGAAGTACATAGGCTACCTCAACCGTGAGGGCTCAAGCGTAATCAAGTGGACTCTTATTGAGTGGATTCTTGTGGAGTTTGGCACCATTCTCATCTCTGAGCAGAACATGCGCCGCGTATCAGGCGTGCGCGTTCCTCAGCAGGCTGTAGTGGCCAACCCTGCCAACTTTGCCGCTGATGGCGCACTCCGTGCCATTGAACGTGCAGAGGAGGCCTTCAAGATTCTCCCATTCTCTGACTTCGGAGCTTACACAGCTCTTACCATCCTTGACACTGTTGAGGGTATGTGGGATAAGTTTACACAGGTTGTTCCTTCTGTAGAGGGCTACAAGATCTACATGAACGCACGCCACAAACAAATGTACGTACGCGCATACCGTGCCAAGTATGGTCAGGACTCAGACTTTGCCGGTTCAGTAGGCCAGCTTGTTGACCTTGACCCAGCAAACATCATCTGGGTTCCAAACATGGCTATCAACTGCTTCAAGATCTGGATTGCCCAGCCGGGTAACGTCGTTAACTTGGAGTTTGTGCCAGGTGAGATGAACGCATTTGAGTTCACTCCTGAGTTTGAGGGCGTGGTTGTTGCTTCACGCTGGAAAGAGGGTGCTCTTGTTCAGGTTCCTGGACCTAAGTACGCAAGCGCAAGCGATCTTGCGGCCGCTGGCTACAAGAACCAGTTTGTGTTCACCAACTTCCCAATCAGCAACCTGACCATCACCAGCAACGCCATTGACGTGTCAGCCAACCAGGTGTTCCTGCTTGACAACCACGCAGTGACAACAGGTACAGGCGGCGAGGCGGTTACAACTCCTGCATCTGCTATTAACACAGTGAATAAGTACGCTGAAGACCAGTGTATCAAGTTCATTGCCAAGGCGGCTGATGATGAGCTTCCAAAGAGCGGAGCCTTCTCTAAGATTGTCTCTGATTTCAAGGCCGTGGCTGCTGGTGACTTCATTGTGGTTTATCCAGAGTTTGAGGACTACACTGTAACAGTTGACGGTGAGACCATCACAGCCTCACGTCCTACAGGCAAGTTCCTTGAGCTCCGCCGCTCAGTGACATCTGTATAGTGATAATTGAAATCCGTAAGCGTAGAGCCTCTCCGGAGGCTCTGTGTGAGCGGAGAGTTTGAAACCTGTTAAAAAGTTACAATCATGATAACAAGAGATTTAGCACGTAGCAACAGTGCGGCCGAGAAGCTCACAGCCCTTAACTTCCGCCTTTTCATTGCGGACATTGAGGACGTTGACGTGGACAACTGGCCTAAGGCGGTGAACGCTACTATCAGCACCAACCCGCTGAAGACGGGTAAGGTGTTCCGTTACCTTGATGTCAAAGCAAGCACCATCAAGCCTTCTGCAGCCCCGGGTGAGAGCCCATACGGTGGCAAGCTCACCATTGAGACACTTATTGAGGGTATCAGTAAGAACACCCTGAGCTGGCTCTATGAGAATGTAGGAAAGAATGTGATAGTTATCTGGCAGCGCTGCCAGGATGGCGTCAAGTTCATAGGCGGCAGCCCTTGCAGCGGCGGCCTCCAGATCAAGTACTCAACCATAGGCGCACAGGACGGAGGCGTTAACGGCATTGCTATCACCTTTGAGGGTGGCGAGTGCCCTGACCCAATTTTGTTCTACGAGGGTGAGATACCACAAGAGGCAGCCACAGCTCTCACAGTGAGCGAAGGCAGTGTGACAGTGGGCGCAGGCTCACGCTATATCCTCACGGATAATGCTGCAGCCACAGCTCTTACAGCCATTGCCGGCGTAACAGATGCCGACCTTGGCCGTCAGATTGAGTTTGAGGGCGCAGGCGTGAACTATCCGACCTCCATTGCCAACTCCACCACATTCATACTCAGCAACCAGGTAAGCTTTAGCGCAGCTGTAGGCAGCCGTATCATCTTCCTGGTAGGCAAGAGTGGAGCAAGCTACACCTTTACTGAAATATACAGAGGATAGCGTCCGACTAAACCACGGTCTTAAGCAGGCGAAAAACGCCTGTTTAGGGCCGTTTTTTATAATTCTAAAAAAAAACACGTATGTACACTATAAGACAGAAACAAGAGATAACAGACCGCCTGAAGGATGAAAGCAAATTCAGCAAGGATTTGCAGCTTTTTCAGAAGAATTTCCCGCGCTCACCCATGAATCGTGAGCTTGCAAGAGTCAACGATGTTAACCGTGGAGCTCTTTGCGGCCGTATGATTTACGCCCTCCTTGACGTAACCACAGAAGAGGAGATAGAGCGTAATCGTAACAGTGAAAACCAACCCACAGAAAAGGTTGAAAAACAAGCTGTAGCAAAGTCTGCAGCAGCCACTAAAGACAGCGGGAAGCAGCTTGAAAACCAGCCCACAGAAAAGGCTGAAAATGAGACTATAGCAGAGTCTGCAGAAGCAGCTGCAGCCGGTACTGGAGAGCAGCCTGAAAAGCAGCCTGAAAACCAGCCTGCGGAGAATAAAAAAAAAGACGGAAAGAAGAGGAGTTCCCGCAAATAAAATGGGCGGACAACCTCAACCCCGATATCCAGACCTGCATACTCCTTTATGATGAGCGTGTGAACTGCTATCACCGTATGCAGCAGCTTGACCTCACACTGGATGACCACCCCGAGCAGGCTGCAGAACTTATAGAGTATGACAAACGCAACGCCAGCGCAGAGCGAGAGCTGCTCTCATACGCCTCCACAGGCAAGTTCCTTGGCCTGCACCCGCTCACACGCCGCCAGATACTAAAGCATAGCTATGAGGATGAAATGCGTGAGATGAAGCGCACAGCCCCGGAGAAATTCCTGCAGACGGCGGCCAATCTGGAGCAGAACATACGCCGCATACGCTCACGCCTCACACACAAACTCTACAAGAGTGACAGCGAGCGTGAAGCATGGCAGCGCAACCTGGAGAACTGCGAGACTAAGAAAGAGATACTACAGAAGATAATCTGACACAACCATGGATTCATATCTTGACCGACTGAGAGCCCTGCCAGTTAAGAAGGTTCAGGAGTTCCTGACCAGCAAGAGGGCCGACGGCATACAGCCGGAGCTGGCAGCCTACATAACAGAGCTTAATGATGCGGCCAACCTGCTGAAGGAGTACCCCGATGTGGCGGGCTGTGCTCATGAGCTTATGAAGCTGCATCCGCACATCTCCCTCACAGCAGCCCGTAACCGTGTGTGTGACTCCATAAGCTACTTCAACACAGGCTGCACGGTGACCGCCGATGAGTGGAACCTATACTTTGCAGATGCAATGATGGAGCTCTTTAAGACAGCAGCCAAGGACGGTGATATAAAAGAGGCGCGCCTGTGCCTGGAGCGTGCCCGAGAGTTCCGTGTGGCGGCCGCCAGTCAGGCCGTGAACCCTAACCTCATTAAATACAAGGAGCAGCTTATAAGCCCCGATGTGGAGCTGGAGCGCATGGGCGTTAAAAAGTCAGGAATGTTTGCCGCCTATCGCCGTGCCATGGAGATAATAGAGGCGCGTGACGCATCGGCCATTGACAAGGAGCGCCTGAGGCGTGAACTATCCACAGAGCTGGGCGTGGAGGATGTGGAGAGCCAGCCCGTATGAAGATAGACCAGGAGATATACACGGAAAACTACTACAGTGTGGCGCAGATACTTGCCAAGCTGGCAGACCCTACATTCCTTTATGTGGAGTGCGGCCGTGGCTCAGGCAAGACCACTCACATACTTGGGCCGCGCCTTGACCGTGTGCAGAACGCCATGCCGGGCAGCTGCCTTGTTCTGGCAAGCAGCACCTACAAGAGCATATTTGATAATATCCTGCCTGGACTCATGGAGTATTTCCATGACAGTTACTCACAAGGATACTATTATGAGATAGGCAAGGAGCCACCAATCCATTTTAAGAAGTGTAATACCTATATAGAGAACTGGAAGCACACCATAAGCTTCTGGAACGGCACAGTAGTGCAGTTCGTGAGCTGTGACCGCCCTGAGAGCGCTCTGGGTAAGAATGCGGCGCACCTTTTTGTGGATGAGATGCTGCGTATCCCAGAAGACCGATTTGCCGAGCGCATAATACCTGCGCTGCGCTCAGACCGCGCCAAGTTCGGCCACTCACATTATTTCATGGGCATAACAGGAACATCCTCCACTGCAAATTTCGAGACGGATGAAGACTGGTGGATGAAGTACGAGAAAAACATGGATGCAGAGCTTATAGGCCTGATTCAAGAGCTGGCGTATGTGCTTGACGGCTACAAAGTGGAGCTCATAGAGGCGCGCGCCGCTTCAGACACCGCCCGTGAGCAGAAACTGCTCTCCACCGTGCAGCGGTGGGAGAAGCGCCTTACAGAGCTGCGCCGTGGCCAGACCTACTATATGAGGGCTTCTTCCTTCTCAAATATAAAGATACTTGGTATAGACTACATAGAGAACCAGGTTAAGAATATCAAAGATGAGGATAAGCTCAACACCTCCATATTCGCTATACGTAAGAGAAAGGTCAAGGATCTCTTCTTTGGAAAATTCTCCAAGGAGCATATATTCACTGACTCCTACAAGTATGAGCGCCTGGACCAGATATCGGCAGGCAGCGTGGCAGGGGAGTTCAGCTCCAGAGACCTCAAGTACTGCGACCCTCTGCAGCCTCTCTATGCCGGCTATGATCCTGGGCCGTTCACATCACTGGTGATAGCACAGCGCAACATGGCAAAGCATGAGTTCCGTGCCATAAAGGACTTCTGCGTGATACACCCCGAGCAGCATGAAGAGCTGGCGGAGAAAGTCTGCAGCTTCTTTTCATACCACCGTAACAAGACCATAATGCTGCACTATGACCGTGCGGCCAATCAGCATGATCCGCGCTGGCGTGACTTCTACCCGGTGACAGGCGACCTCAATGATACGGACGCCATGCTACTGCGTAAGGCGTTCCAGAAGCGTGGCTGGACGGTGCGCCTTATGAGCCTGGGCGCACCCACCATATACTATGCACAGCACTACAGGCTGCTGAACATATTGTTTGGCAAAGTGGAGGGAAACCGTGACCGTATTCTCATAGACGGCAATGAATGTGAGGCTCTTGTAAGCTCCATATACCACTCGCCGCTCAAGCGTTCAGAGGGGCGCATTGTGCTTGACAAAAGCTCTGAGAAGGAGCTTGACTATCCGGACCAGCGCCTTTACTCCACACAGGTGGCCACCGCATATATGTATCTGCTGTGGGGTGAATACAAGAAACTACTGCCTGCTTCAGATGCTCCGGAAAACGCCTTTGCTGGATTCGCATCATTTACCAGCCGCTAATCTTTGTCCTTTATCCAACGGAGTGTATATGATATATTTGTACTGTGGTAACAGATAGAGTCATATCAGGCGCTGACGCCATTAACCGTATGAGGCGTATGAAGGGGCTTTCAACCCCGGTGAGCTTTGGCGTGCAATTTATAACCTATGACCAGAGGCGTGAGGAGGTGAGCTTCCAGACTGCCAAGTATGAGCGCTGCAGCCTGCGCACCGCCCGGCGCAGTGAGGGCCTGCAGACTCACTCTGACCACTATCTCTATTTCACTGACCTTGATACGCTAAAGCCGCTACAGTGCTGGAGAAGGCTGTTGCGTTACGTGAGGTTTGGTGATGTATGGTTCCGAGTTAAATGGTACGATATATGAAAACTAAAGAAGGCAAGCCTGTTTCCACAGGTTTTTACACCAGTAGGCGGCATGGCGTAATCATGTATGAGGTTGAGGGGCTTGAAGCCCGTGAGGATAAGCGTGAGCGTGATTACCGCGAGCTTTATCGCCGCTACATGAATGAGAGCGCCTGCGTGAACGTGGGCGGCTACTACGTGCCTGTGTGGGGTGTAGGACACAATCTTTATCCTCAGGAGGTGAGCGCCACCATTGAGGAGAATAAATTACTTCCTGGCATCATAGGTAAGCGCATAGATTACCTTTATGGCCGCGGCCCTTATCTCTACACCAAGGAGATTATAGACGGCAAGGAGGTGCGCACGCCGGTGCATGACGCTAAGATCCAGGCGTGGCTGGAGAGCTGGGAGGCCGCCGGCTATGATGACTACCGCTCCTACCTGCGTAATCTGATAACTGACTACTACCATGTGCGTACCTGCTGCTCACAGTATCACTTCAGCCGCTCACGTATGTTCAAGACAAATGGAAGCGTCATTGCTCTGAGCTATGTGGGAGCCGATGAGGCGCGACTGGCATCTGACGTGAACCCTGTAGGCCGCCGCATAAAGCAGAGCGATTGTAAGTTTGTGGCAGTGGGAGACTGGATGCGCATAGGCGGCGCAAGCTTTGACGTGTGGCCGAGGTTCAACCCCGCATCGCCGTATGCACAGGCGGAGGCGGTCAGCTTCTCTACTGACAAGAACTTCTGCAGATACGTGTATGCCTATAACGGCTGGTACGAGGGTCTGAAGGAGTGGATTAAGGCCTCCAACCTCACGCCTAAGTATCTAAACTCTTATCTGAAGAACGCTCTGAACGCCCATATCCACTGTAAGATTCCGTTTGCCTGGTACTCCAACCAGAAGGAGATTCTCTCTGGCATCTGCAGTAATAACATCAACGGCATTAGCCGGACTGAAGAGTACAAGGGTGTGAGGCTCTTTGATGAGAACAACCTGCCTTACCCTTTCTCTGAGGCTATGATGGAGGATCTTATAAACCATGAGCTCAAGCGCATTACTGAGATGCTCAGCGGTGAGGGTAAGAACCAGGGTAAGCTCTGGGCGAGTACCAAGGTGGGTGATGAGGGCTGGGAGTTTGAAGAGATGCCTGGCAAGTTCAAGGAGTACTTTGAGAGCGTGATAAACTATGACAAGCGCGCTGACCAGGTTACTCTGGCTGGCGTGGGCATAAGCAGCTCTATCACTAACGTGGAGAATGACGGTGTGATAAGCAAGAGCGGCTCTGACGTTTATTACAACTACGTGGTTTATATGAACACTCTGGTGTTCCCTGACCAGTTTATATGCCGTGAGATTAACCGTGCCATAGCAATGAACTTCCCGTATGTTAAGGAGAAGGGCATCATGCTTGGCTTCCGTCTTGAAACTCCGAGCCGCCAGAGCGAGGTTTCACCCTCTGACCGCCTCTCTAACCAACAGCCTGCAGTATGATAACAATCCCTTTTACACGTGCTAATTTTGCTCAGGAGATGAAGCCGCTCATCAGCGGTACTCACCTCACACTGGAGTATGATAACATTGTGAGCACTATTGCCAAGGTGGCCTCTGAGCTGAGCCGCCAGCTGGGTGCCGCTCTTTATTCCGGAATATGCGACGGCACCGCCGCCACTGGTGACAATGCTGAAGCTCTCAATGCTGAAGCTCTTGACTACCTGCGCCGCGCCATGCTCCATTTTGCCATGTACCACCACACTATCTATCTCATTGCCAATATTGAGAATGACGGTATCACGGTGCGTAAGAGCGATGAGAGCACCACCATTTACAAGTACCAGCAGGATGAGCTGGAGAACCGCCTTATAGGTGACGGCCACTTCTGGCTTGGCGAGCTGCTGAAGCTGCTCTCCGGGCATGAGTCCGAGTTCCCTGCATGGGAGGGTAGTGAGGCCTCCAGGCTGAATGACCTGCCTGTGGGCATTGCTGACTTTGAACGCTACACTGGCGTGTCTGACTCTGTGTTCCTGATATACGCTGCATGGATTGTGCGTGAGGTGCATAGTGAGTGCATACTGAGCCGCATACTGCCTACGGCCTCTCTTACTGAGAAGATGCGCCGCGCTCTGTGCTATGAGGTGCTTGGCCGTGCGTGCCAGCGTCTGGCATACCACTGTCTGCCTGAGCCTATCCGTCTGGATCTGAACAATGAGATGGGCAAGAATCACGCTCAGGCGGCTGACGCCCGCATCCGTGAGACTGTGGCTGACATATTCATTGGCCGTGCCAGGAGTTACTGGAGTGAGGTGGATATGGAGATTGCTGCAGCTGACTCCGTGGAGGCGCGCAGCGGGATATCGCCCGTGGCATACAGGAGCCGCACTGTAAGTGAAACTGATAAATTTGCCTCTGTATGAAAGATATAATGCTTTGTGACGGTTCCATGCTGCACCTGCCTACTGAGTGGGGGGAGCTTACTGGTGAGCAGCTGCTGCGCGCCATGGATATGCTGCCTTTTGTGGTGACCGGGGAGATGGAGCCTTTTGACTTCCAGCTGCAGATGCTGCTGATGATTACCGGCTACAGGCCTGACCGCCGCAGACTGTGGCGCCGCCTGCGCCGTGCATGGCTCTGGCTCACCAACCCTGTGGAGGCTATGGCTCAGAAGGAGCTTGACAGGCTGCGCTCTGAGTATGTGACCTGTAACCTGGTGCGTCTGTCCGAGAGTCTGAACTTTGCCTTTGAACTGAATGGCAGCGAGCTGAAGCTTAACTACTACTTTACGGATAATCCGTTTGCTGACATGGTGGAGAATGCTGCACGCTTTACTCGCCGCATGACTGTGGAGACTAACATGACAGCCCGCCAGTTCTCTGACGGTGTGGATCTGCTATCCACTCTTAAAAGCGATGATACGCCTGAGTTTCACATGCACATTCTGCGCCGCCTCTCTGCGGTGCTCTATAATCTAAGCTATGATGAGACTGCAGGGTTGCCTGGTGCTGTGCTCTTTGGCACAAGCCTGTGGTTTACTGGAGTGGTGCAGTACTTCAAGGAGCACCATGTGTATGGGATGCTGTTCCGGCGCTCTGCAGCTGCCGGTGCAAGTTCTGACAGTGCCTTCAACCTTGGTATGGGTGAGGTTATCCTGAGCCTTGAGAAGGCCGGCTACCATAATGTGGCCGAGATGAACCTGTTTGAGTTTATGGATGCTCAGATTAAGCTTATAAAGGATAATGTGGCCAAGGCTGCGGCGGAGGGTGTGAAGGCTGGAGAGATTGCATCCAGGAGCGGCCTTTCTGTTGCTGACGTTATAAAAATGATATAGTTATGGATTACGATATTCTTTTGCAGATATTCCGTTACTTCTGCCGTTTTGTGCCTGCTGACGTGCTCAAAAAAATGGCCGTGACTCCGGATTACGCCGCCATGCCTGGTTTTAATGAGACGCTCTCTGAGATGACATCGGGCGAATGTCCGGCTGTCATCAGCGGCATTGACTCCTACATCTTCAGTGCCAATGCTGAGTTTGTGGCCGATGCCGTAAGGAACTCTCACAAGGTGGTGCTCTTCTGTGAGTATGGTAATGTGGAGTATGACCGTAACGGGCTGCAGCTATACACTGACATCGCCGTGACAGTGGCCAAGCCGCATAACACCTCTAACCGTGATAACATGACAGAGCTGCTTACGGCCAATGAGATGCAGAACCTGCTCATAGGCATTATTGCTCAGATGCAGGCTGACAGTGAGGCGGCGTGTGCCTGCGGCCAGTTCCTGATTCCCTCTGAGCTTGTTCCTGTTGACCCTAAGGCGTTCTATGGCAGGATTGGCTTCACTGCATTTTTCCGTGTGCTGAATCCTATTCTGAAGGCGAACGAGTTGCCTGAGGATATCTTCAACACATCCGGGACCTACGGCCAGAACCCGCTGGCCAACTACTACACCAAGTTCCAGTGTGACACACGTTTTGCCCCTATAGTGCATGAGCATACCAAGGCTGATATCACTGATTTTGCTCATACGCACACTAAGTCAGAGGTTACGGACTTTGCACACACACATACCAAGTCAGAGATTACGGACTTTGCACACACGCATGAGATTAGCGATGTGACGGGGCTACAGACACAGCTTGACAGAAAAGCATCAGCGGCATCAGTAGACTCCCTTGCCCAGGAGGTGAGCACAAAGGCATCCATGGCCACAGTTGAGTATCTTGCACTGGAGGTGGCCGGCAAAGCTTCCAGCGCTGATCTGACGGCGGCGGTGGATACAATTAACACACGCCTTGATAACCAGGAGCTACTTCTCTATGCAGCAATGTAACCAGAATAACAAAAAGATATGAGAACACGAATAAATGTAACATTTGAAGCCGGTACACGAAGTATCAACACTGGTATCGAGGATCTATCAATAGAGGACATAAGACTTATTGTCAATGAGACACAAAAGGAGCCGATTTGCTCTTCTATGAGGAAGGACCTCATCGCATCTATATCCAATGGAGTTGTAACATACGTTGAGAATTATCAGAAGGTGATGCCGAATGGAACTGTTCAAACTGTAGTAATCCCGGTGCTTGCACAAGGTGACAAGATAACCTTTGAGATAGACCAATGTACCACAGCAGAGGATATTAAGTCAGCACTTGACTCCATTAAGACAATAGTGGATGACAATATGGATGACTATGCGGCACAGCTGCACGCAATCATCGGGGATGATGAGGAGGAAGACTCAGAGAGTGAGGAAAGCAACGAGATTGAGTAACTAACACTATAAGACTATGAGTAATCTACAAAAAGAAATTGACCGTCTGTACACTCTCATGGAGAGCTTCAGCGCACTGGCCAAGTCAGTGGGAGCAATGGCGATGATGACTGACGCTGAGAAGCAGCCTGCACTTGATGACCTTTTGTCACAACTTGACTAAAACCGAGTATCTAACCTATTAAACTTTTTTAACAAATGGAGAATGAAGAATATAGCAAAAATCATGCTGCGAGCATTGATTATGTGAACACTGCTATTGTTCAGGCGTGGAACGCCATGAAGCAGTATATAGCAGACCAGAGTGTTGAACCTGACCTCAAGCCTCTTATTCTTGCAAGAATGGCGGCTCTTATCAACGAGCCTAACATTGAGTGGTCAACCATTATGTCACAGGTGCAGTACCTTGAGCAGTTCAAGGCTGACCTCCAAACTGTGTGCGAAGAAAAAGGATTGGTTGTATCCGACCTTCCGCTTATTCAGTGGATTTCAGCAATACGCATGGCGCTGGGTGTGTTCGGCTGCTACATCTACGCTATCGATGACCAGGATGTGGAGCACTTCTATACCAAGGCTGAGTGGGAGGTGCTTAAAACCCAAGCCTCACAAGGGACTATCGTGTTGCCAGATGTGGTTGGTATCATCATCAACAACTCTTCTGCTACACGTATCATGGCGGTTGAGCAGTATGCAGCCTATACTTGGGGTGGCTACAGTCTTACGCTTTATAACATGGGTAATCCTGCCTATGACGGACAGACACAGACACGTAAGGTGCTTCAGCAGCTTAACCCATTTGTCAGCAAGTATTACCTTGATGACCCGGAGGTCATTATCGTAGAAGACTATGCTGATATTGACACCTCTACAGCTCCTACTGCATACACTCACTATGTGGTGGTTACAAGTGCAGGGGAGAACACCGTTGCTGTAGGCTCTCTTATCAACCGTGGTACGTCTGAAAGTCCTATGTACATTGACGTTAAGAGTGGTGAGCCTGAGATTGGGCAGACCATGGAGACGTTCACCGCTACGCTCTATTATTGGAACGGCACTACGCTTGCTCAGAAGTATGCAGTGCCTTACAAGGACAGTTCCAACATCATAGGCTCTCCATCAGCTGAGCACTGCGCCAAGTACAAGGCATTTGACGGTGACGTGCAGGAGTGGTATGAGCCTAAGCAGGATGAGCTTCAGCTTATGTGCGTCAACGGAACAGCTGTTACCGAACTTGCACAGAGCGTGCTTCCAACATGGGTTCTCTCAGGCTGGATGTGGAGTTCCGAGCAGAACAATGGCGGTAGTGCCAACTACACCAATTTCCCTGGTGGAGGTACGAATCACAACAGCAAGAACGGCGGTTACACCACCGTCCCCTTCTCCGTTTTCAGACGTGGCAGAGCCTGACAATGCGGAGCATTGTTCTGATATTTTATAATTAAAACAATCCTCTGATGCAGTCAAGAAGTTTCCATGCACTTGAAACGCCTATCATAGGGAGAGTGATACAGCTTAACAAGATACTGCTTAACGCCACCACTCTTCCTGTGAAAAGGGTGCAGCACACCTATTGTGACACCTTGCTAAAAAGCGGCTCTTTGCTTTTCACCTACGCCATGCGGCAGCTGAAGGGCAAGGACTACAAGAAGCGTGCGCTGGAGGTTATTGAGGAGATACAGGCTATGAGCTACCTCATATACTCCATGCACGGCTGGAGCGGCAAGGTCATGACCAGTATTGATGTGCTGTGCGATGACATAGCCTCGCAGATTTGCAGGCTGGATAGTGCCAGAATCATTAAATCCAAGGATGATGATGAGAGAGCGTGTTGAATTGAAAGGTGACACCCCTTGCGCTATGCAAGGTACTTCTACAGCGTGTCATGATTGGAAGGTTCTATCAGGCTGGATGTGGAGTTCCGAGCAGAACAATAACAATAATGCCAACTACACCAATTTCCCTGGTGGAGGTACGAATAACAACAACAAGAACAACGGTAACACCACCGTCCCCTTCTCCGAGTTCGATAAGACACTGGAGCTGCTATTGGATGCCGAGGAGGATTGTTATCAGAACAAGAAGTCAAGAACGGACGCATGCAAGGTGCATTTCCACCTGTCCGAGGTGGTGAGCCTTGCAAGGGAGATACACAGCGGAACGTACAATCCGCTTGGAGGTATATGCTTTATCCTCACCTATCCAGTGATACGTGAGGTGTTTGCGGCAAGATACCGTGACCGCATAGTACACCACCTTGTGGCTCCTTATGTGCTTGCTGTCACCGAGGCTGTGCATGAGAGCAACGGAGACGTGAGCCACGGCAACCGTAAGAACCACAGCGCACACACGGCGGCTCTTAGCATCCAGCAGAGGATGCAGGAGAATCCGGACGGCTACATACTTAAATGCGATGTAAGGAGCTTCTTTATGAGCATAGACCGTGAGAAGGCTCTGCAGACGTTCAAGATGTATGAAAGCATGTTCAGACCAAAGGGCTACACCGATGAGCAGAGGGAGTTCTATATGACGCTAATACGGAAGCTCATACTCTCAGACGCCACAAAGGGATGTGAGCTGCGCTCTCCTATAGAGCTGCATAACAGCGTACCGTTTGGCAAGTCACTGTTTACGAGCGGCGGCAAAGGTTTCCCTATAGGCAACCTATACTCTCAGCACCTTGCAAACCTGTACCTTGCTCCCATTGACAGTTCGCTGAGGGCACCTCACTTTGTGGATGACTACGGTGATGTGGTGCGTGACGCTAAGGCGGCTAACACTGAGAGGCGTGAGTTTGCCGATCTGCTGGAAAAGCAGAGCCTTGAAGCGCACCCTAACAAGGTGTACATACAGCCGGTGCGCCACGGAGTCAGCTTTTGCGGACGTGTGATATACAAGGACAGACTCTACATATCCAACAGGGTTGTGAAGGCTTGCATTGGCAAAGTAAAATCAGTAAAGAGAGCAGACCTCGAGACCGCACGTGATGTCATGCGCTCAGTCAACAGCTACACTGGCATAATGTCACATACACGAGCCTTTAACATTCAAAAGAGGATAGCGGGCGTGGTGCTTGAGAGGTTTTCTGAGTGGCTGTATTTCAGGAACAAGAGCGGGCACCTGGTATGTACTGTTAAGAGAAAATACACAGAGAGATATATTTCTAATCAACAAATTAAAACATTGGACAACTATGTTAAGAGTATTCAACGTTGTGCCTGAAGGCACTAAGCACCTTGAGAGAGTTAACGGAGGCTGGGTACTGCGCTATGGCTATCAGCCTACAGAGCAGGAAGGCTATGTCAAGTGCATTGAGCGTCTGTTTTCGCAGAGCCGCCGCCCAAAAATGGAAGTGATTAAGAAGGTAGTTGAGGGTGACGGATATGTGTTCAATGAGGATGACTACAAAGACTGATGAAGATTCGCGCATAGCACGCTACGGATGCCTTGTTATCTATGAGCGCAGTGGCGTGCTTATAGCGGAGTGGACAATCCAAGGGAGTGACGACACTCACTCCCTATCTAAAAACGTGTAACATGGGCCGATTTAACGCACAATTATATCTTTTAAGAATGAAAATGGATTTAGCTATTATGCAGATAGGATGTAAAAAACGCCAGGATGAGTTCATTGAAAATATGGCAAGCTGGGAGTTGTGGAATGAGAAGTTTAATTATCTCATTGAGATCGGTGAGAGCCTGCCAGATATGCCGTCGCAAATGATGTCATCCCACACGCTTATTCAGGGATGCACCTCGAGAACATACTTTAAGGCAGTAATCACATTAGAAGGATTGCGGATATACGGCAGGAGCAATTCACCTGTTATGTGCGGGATTCTTGAGGCTGTGCGCTATATTTTTGACGGTGGTATGCTCAGCGGCGGTGACGATGATATATATTTCCACACGGAAAGCGGCCTGATAGACCATCTTACACCACAGCGCAAAAGCGCATTACTACAGATTATTGACAGAATTAAAAACGCAGATGACTTCTGACACAATCATAAAAAGAGACTGGATTGTAGGTGTTCTGGACCGCGATGTTAAGAATATCTACAAATCAATGCTGCTTATAGCGCAGCGGAATATCTATGTATCCGGGAAGGATCTTACCGCCAGGAAGGGACGCGGCCGTGGCATTGGGCGCAGGACAGGCGCCCTGGAGGATTCGCTTGCCAGTCCGCAGTACTCCATATCTGCCAGCGGGGAGCGGTTCCATGTGACTGCATCCATAGTGCTGCATGAGCGTTTCCTTGACATGAAGCGACATGGCAACAAGAAGATATACAACCGTCAGGTGTGGGGCATACTATATAACAACGCATTGCCGGATATCAGGTATAACATAGGGAAAGCCCTTGCAGATGAGGTGGGCACAGCTCTTAAAAAGGCCTTTGACCCTAAATGATATGTCCTTTCAAAGCTGCTGCATGGCAGCTATTTTTGTAATAAGAAAAATCAAGAGATATGGCAAAACTAAGCGAAGACCAGATAAACTGGATGCTCAACCTTAACTCATCCGGTGTGCAAGGAGAGATTAACAGCCTCACGGGTCAGATCCATGAGCTGGAGAAAGAGAACCGCAACCTCAACGGCTCACTCAAAGAGACTCAGAAGGAGCTTGACGCCATGGAGAAGGAGATGTCAAAGCTGGAGAAGGCAGGCAGGACCAATACGGACACCTACGCCAAACTTTCACAGCAGCACGCGGCCACACGTCAGAGGATTCAGCAGCTCAATAAGGAGATAGCCAATAACAGCAAGTCAATAGCGGACAACAAGAACAAGATAGGGGAGCTCACTAAGAATATGAACCTATCTGAGATGTCAATGTCACAGCTCCGTAAGAGAGCCGCCGAACTGAAGTCACAGCTGGATGTTACCAGCGCGGCCGCCAATCCTAAGGAGTATAAGCAGCTGCAGCAGCAGCTGTCTGCAACTGAAGGCGCCATGGCCACGCTGAACAGAAGGAACCTGAGCCTCACAAAGCAACTTTCCGGAATGCCTGGCGTAATAGGCATGGTAGGCCGGTCTGTCACGGGTCTTGGGACGGCGCTGAAGGCGCTTCTCCTGAATCCAGTAGGCCTTGTTATTGCGGCCATAGCACTTGTATTCATGTCGCTTAAAAAGGCCATAGAGGGCAGCGATAAGGCCACAACCATACTTAACGCCACGATGTCGGCCCTTGGCGCTGTGCTTGATTCGGTCTACAGGATAGTCACTGAAGTGTACAAGGCACTATACAACCTCTTCACATTTGACTTTGAGGCGCTGTCTGACAATATATCAAACATAGCGGACACAGCCACCGGAATAAGCGATGTCGCATCAGCCGCCTACCAGGCCACAATAGCAGAGGATGCTCTTAATGATGAGATAGCCCGTAACAATGACCTCACAGAGGTGAACAAGGCCAGAATTAGCGAGCTGCGCCAGATTACCCAGGACTCAACCAAATCGCTTGAAGAGCGCATGGAGGCGAGCCGTGAGATTATGCAGCTGGAGAAGGAGAATTATGACAAAGCAGTGAGCAACCTCACTAAGCAGTATGACGTATGGGAGGGTAAGAACAAAAACATCATTAACGCCATTCGTAAGGGCTCTGAAGAGCAGTATCAGCAGGTTAAGCGTTACATGGATATGGTTAAGGATGGTACTGAGCTTACGTTCCAGCAGCGCAGGGAACTGGCCAACCTTACCAACGATATAACCGCAACACTTGATGCGGCCACAGAGGAGGAGAAAGAGACATTCCGTAAATTCTTCTCAGACCTGAGTACTCTGCAGAAGGAATACTATGACGGCTCACGCCGTGATGCCAGGCAGAACGCCTCAATGCGTCAGGAAGCTGCAAAGCAGGACTTCCAGAACCGTTTGAAAATAATTGAGGACTCATACAAAAAAGAGGAGATAATAATTATCAACGCCCTGACAAATGGAGAAATAACGGAGAGGGAGAGCAACCGGCGCCTGAGAGACCTTAAAGCCTCCAATCTGGATGAGAAGCTGAAGCTGCATAAAAAATATGGAGAGGATCTGCTGTCACTTGAAAAGAGCATTGCAGAAGCGCGCCGCCAGAACCGCCTCTCAGAGATGAATGAAGAGCTTGCGGACTTGAAAGAAGACCTGGCAGCCAAGGTTCTTGCCGTGAGCCAGGACTACGCATCCGGACTCATCAGCCGAAAGCAGTATGATGAGCAGCTCAAGAGCCTGAGGGAGTCAGCCCAGCAGGCTGAATTTTCCACACTCCTGAAGTACGGTCAGGACACCACTGCAATAGAGCAGAGCATTGCCGATGCTCAGATTAAGACGAAACAGGACGCCGATAAGAAACTCATAGACTCAACCAAGAAGGCACGAACAGCCTCTCTGGATGCGCTTAAAGAGTCTGAGCAGTCAGAGCTGCGCACCATAGAGTCAAAGGTCAAGGCGGGACTCCTACTTGAAACACAGGCGGAGAATGAGCGTCTGAAAGTGGCTGCAAAGTATGCCGGCGCCAGGCTTGACGTGGAGAAAGGGTTTAAGGCCACCTTTGAAACCATGGCAGAGCAAGGTGTTGAAGGTGTGGCGGCTGCAGTTGAAGAGGCCGTTAAGAGAGTCAACACGGCCACACAGCAGCATGATGACATCCTCAAGAAACTCAAAGATAACTTCGCTGACGCCACCGCTCAGCTCTCAGAGGTCTTTACTGAGGTAGGTAATACAGTAGGCGGCGTTACAGGCGGCATATTAGGCTCCTTCAGTAAGATGTTTGACGGTATCAGCGCTCTATCCAAGAAGGGTGAGAAGAGTTTTGCTGATTACGCTTCAGCAATAGGTTCCATCCTGTCTGGAGCAGTATCAGCCATAGGTCAGTATACAGAGCTCATATTTGAGCAGGAGACCAACGCTCTGAAGGCTGAGAAAGAGAAGCAGCTGTCCCTTGCAGGTGATAATGCCGAGGAGCGCGAGAAGATAGAGCAGGAGTATGCGCAGAAGGAGCTTGAGCTGCAGAAAAAGCAAGCCGTGTCAGATGCGGCCGTGCAGTCAGCCAACCTCTGGATATCCACAGCCACCGGTATTGTGACAGCATGGGCCACCGCCATGCAGCTGGGTCCTATCGGAGGTCCTATTGCAGGAGCGATACTAACAGCCTTATTGCTTGGTACAGCGGCCATCCAACAGGCCAACATCAATGCGCAGCGTGATGCAATACTCAACCAGACTCTTGAAAGCTCCGGCGGATCCGGCGGTTCAGGAATAGCAGCGCCGTCATCATCCTTCAGTCTGAAGGGTCAATACTCATCAGGCGGCTACACTGGTGACGGAGGCAAGTATGAGCCTGCAGGAGTGGTACATAAGGGAGAGTATGTTGTGGCTCAGGAAGAGATGGCCAATCCGGCCATAGTTCCCATGGTAAGAGCCATAGAGAGCGCACGCCTGGCACGCCGTGCAGGCCGCCAGTCAAAGGCAGGCGGTTATGCGGACGGCGGTTATGTAACCGAGGGTGCAGCCTCAGGCGGCACTGACCAGCTGCTTCAGGTGGTGGCCAGCCTTGCAGCCCAGGTGGAGGCCATGAAGTCAAAACCTCTCACCGCCACAGTGAACTATCAGAGCTTTGAGACGGCTCAGCAGCGCATGGCTCAGGTTAAAGAACTTGCAAAAAGATAACATGATATACACCTCAGGTTAAAAAACTTGAAAAAAGATAACACCATGATCCAACTCATTAAGAAAGACGGAGGCGGCCGATTTGATTTGCCTGCAGAGTTTGAAATCCCGCTGGGGCTTTCAAACCCGTATATTGAGGAGAGCGGAGACTTCTCCCTTCCATTCTCCCTGCCTGTGACATCCACCAATCTAAGCCTTACAGAGTATCCGGTGATACGGTCAAAATACAGCCGCTCAGGCGTTAACATAGACTGCCTGCTTATATGTGGCATAACGCAGTTTGACGGTACACTCAGCATTCTGTCTGTCACATCAGAATCAATAGAGGGAACCTTTATATCCAAATCAAGGGATATCCGGGCTCTGCTTGGTGAAAAAACCATGGAGGATGTGTTTGACGGAGTAGAAAAGGCGTTCCCAAATACAGGCACACCTACATTAGACTTCCTGAGAGAATTGATAGACACGTACAGAATGAATAGCTATAATAAAAAGTACGTAGTATTTCCAATTCTTATTAAAAACCATGTAGTAAATCAGTTTTACTCAGCTCTGTATTCTAATTGGCACAATGGTGTAACTCCGCGCTCAGACTCAGATGCAATGGTTCTTTTGGATGCAGGATATGATAACGTTTATTCATACACTGGTTCCGGTGGAGCACTGAAGAGAGATTATACAGATGCAGACGGCCGCACATACAAAGTGCCGCAGGGATACTGTATAACCCCGTTCCTGTTTGTGTGGTATGTTCTGAAGCGTATCTGTGAATATGCCGGCTATGAGCTTGCAGACAGTGATAATATCTTCTACACGGATGAAGCCTTGCATGACCTTGTAATCCTGAACAATACACTTGACTCATGCTGCGCCTACGATGTGAACAAACTGCACTACAAGCACCTTGTGCCGGATATTACAGCCTCAGAGTTTATCCGTGAGCTATGGGTGAGCTTTGGCGTATCAGTTGTATGTAACTCAGACGGTACAGCTCACACAGTGCAGTGGAACTCACTGCTGCAGTCAGATGCGGTGGAGTTGCCTGGATATGTGAAGCCGGATGATTCAATAGCACTCTCACCTCTGAAGGCTCTGAAGATTGAGGACGCAGGCTACCTTGATGAATCCAAGTACACCTATAACTGTGGGGCTAACCAGGCAGTATGGTCTAATCATGAGCTGAAACTGTATGGCTACGCATACATAACAGGCCGTAAGACCACACAGTACTGCCTTCTTAAACGCCTTGGGGTGGATCCTGATATAGTTAATCCATGGGCGGCTGGTAGCACACCGGAGGAGAAAGAATCACTGGAGTCTAAAATGTCAAGAACATGGTTCCATGACTGGTACTCATACGGAGACAGCTCCTCCAGCGTGACACCAGCATCCGGCCAGATACCATATCTTGATAAAGCCAGGAACAAGGTCATAAACATTGAATATAACGAATCAGACATAACAGAGGATGATGAGTGTCCACTCGTGTTTGTATTCTACAAACATAGAGCCTGGGACGATAACAGATTTAGTAACTATTTCCGTCCGGAGTGTAAGACAGCCGCCCTGCGTGATGCCTCAGATGTGGGAACCGGCATTGAAGAGGTGGTGGACCTTGCCAAAACAGTGCAGAACAACGCCATGTATGACCTTGCCCTGCGAGGCGGCATGTCTGAGTTCACGGTTACGGTGGTGCAGGATATCTCACAGTTCTATGCTGCAGACTTTGATAAGGTCTATAACTACAGAGGTGTGCGCTGTATCATCAGGAAAAAGAAGATAACCCTCTCGGATGATAACCTGTATGAGGTGGAATACACCCTCGCAGCCGTCTCTCCTGTCCTTTGATATTGACGTTAACAAGGTTAGATTTGCAATATGATTGTTATACCTACAGGAACAAACAACTACACCTGCTATCTGCTGGGCAGAAACCAAATGGTGTTTGACTTCAGGCGCACAACACGCCTGCTTACCTCTTACCTGTCATTGACCATAAGCAAGTACTCCATATCTTCAGGAACGCTTATGAGCACTGACACAGTGCAGCTCTCTCTTGTGCCGGTCACGGTAACGGAGGGTTCTGAATATTCATACGCGGCAGACCTCTCCGGACTGGCGTCAGTGTCAGGTCCGTTCCTGTATAAGATTATAGGAGTCATGCACCACGATGTCAACTCAGGAGTGACAGTTACGGCCGTAGTGATTAACGGCGGTGTGAGCAAAGCCGATTTCTATGACAGCTACCTGCAGCAGCATTTTCTTAACCTTCCCGATACAGCTAACTGGGTGTTCACCACACGAAACTCACACTCTCTATATAAAGGAGAGATTACAGAGCTGTATTTTGCCACTACTAAGACAGTATCAAGTACAAACTATTTTGTACTTGAAGACGGCTCTACTGTTGGATTCCCTGTTGTGGGTTCAGTATCCACGGTTCTTACCATTGGAGACTTCAAACTGCTAAAGGCTGAGTTTTCATACGGTGTGTCACAGCTCAGCTCATTCCAGATAAGCTACTACACCGGAGGCCCGTCAAAGATACTCTACTCCAGAGTGAGATTCACCCTGCTGGACGATCCTAAGACGGATGAGAAGTATATTATCTATTTCCGTAACTCACTTGGGTTCCTTGAAGCTCTGCTTTGCTGGGGTCAGGCGGACAAAGTGGATGAGTTTACGCCAGGCACTGTCTATCAGACCATGGAGAGCGCAGCCCTGAGCCGCGGCAAGTACCGTGAAAAACTCACGGTGCGCACAGGATATAGTAACCGTGATCGCCTGCTCTTTATCCGTGATATGCTGATAAGTGATGAGTGTTATCTGGTATATGACAATCAGATGCGCCGCTGTCATGTCACATCTGATGACTGGACTATAACCGGAGACCGCAGACCAGGCTCAGTGACACTTAACATAGATCTGATGAATGACGAACACAGCATATCACCTGTATCAGTGGGCGATCTGCTTGTGTCTGAGAATATGGAGACAATAATCACTGAAAACACACCTGCATTGGTGGCAATAGAGGAGGAATAACCATGGGAGTAATAAAGTTATCAGAACTGCTACAGGCGGCTGGCCTGACGGGTGCAACGTTCTATGTGGTTGACGCTAACGGCCGCAGCTGCAAGTGTTCTGCGGAAGCGCTTCTGGACTACATATCACAGAACTTCTACACACAGAGTATTGCGGACAACCTGTTCCAAAAAAGAGTGGTGACACGCCCGCCTATCATGGTAGGCACAGAAGGCTGGCTCTTGACAAACAGTGTGACAGATTTCAACCTCTACACACTTCGAGACCCCCTTACCATGGTAGAAGGTGAGACTTACGAGGTGTTTGCTGAATACGGCGATGAGTATTTTTCAATCAAAGGCCTCTGGAATGCAGTGAAGACAACGGTAGACGGTGTTGTAACTCTCACACCACTTGACAGCGATGAAGAGCCAATGCCACTTCTCGCATCCACCTATCCGGAATCGCAGGATCCTGTGGATATTGAGAATTTTATAAACCTGAAGTTTGATCCATATCCAGTTGAGGATAGCGGGAACCTGCTTACAAGCGGTGAGATTTATTACCAGATACAGCGGCTGAAGGACTATAACACCAGCTATGTACAATCAGGCAGCAGTGTGCCAGGCGGCGGCCAGCCGGTTACGGCAAACGGAGTGTATATTGCTCTCACAACCGGATATGTAGGGGCGCCTGGTAATATATCAGCAGCTTTTGAAAGCACACCTACACAGGACTCAATAAAGGCTATACAGTCCGGAGCGGTTTGGAAAATAGCGCAGCGCATACCTGAAGCACCTGATGCAAATGGCGCATATACCCTGAAGTGCCAGGTGTCAGGAGGAAATAAAACATATACATGGGTGGCTGATTAGATATGGAATGGGTAAGTACAATAGTGGCGGCCATAGTGGGACTCCTCTCGGCTTTTGGAGGTGGTAGTATCATATATGCACGTCAGACACGCCGCCTCAAGGAGATAGAAAATGAAGCTAAGCAGAGTGACGAATGGCGAAAGCTCTATGAAGAGATGAAAAAAGAGGCTGTAGAGCGTGACCGCAAAATAGACGACCTGTATGGAGAGATAAGCAAACATCGTGATGAGAAGGTGGAGATGCGCAAGGAAATAGCCAGACTTGAAGTGCAGGTTGCTAAGCTTGGATACACAAAATGCGAGGTTCTGTATTGTCCGGACAGGGTTCCGCCCACAGAACTTACACCAAAAAAGAACAACAAACAAAACCAGTGATATGAAAACCTATTTCACAATTTCAGAGCTTACACACTCTGCCAAGGCGCAGGAGCATGGCATCAACAACACTCCAAGCAAGGAAATCACAGACAAACTGCACATTCTGATTACAGAATGCCTGGATCCGATACGCGAAGCCTGTGAATTTCCCATAACAGTGACATCCGGCTACAGGTGTGAGGCCTTGAACAAGATTGTGGGTGGTCAGGCCAATTCACAGCACCTGAAAGGAGAGGCGGCGGACCTTGTAGGCAAGAATGAATCCCAGACGCGTGTGATATTCTCAATGGCCAAGGCTCTTGGAAACTTTGACCAGCTGCTTTACGAGCATGACAAGAAGGGGAACAAGTGGGTGCATATCTCATATAAGAAATCAGGCAATAGAAAACAATGTATTGACAACTACTCAGCATGACAGACAGAGAAATTGATGAAATGATGAGGAAGAGAGCCGGATGCGCATGGCAAGCTCTTATATGCGGCCTGATATGGCTGTTCTTCCTATTCCTGTGCTTTATATTCACAGGTTGCAACGCATCCAGACACGTTACAGACAAGAGCAAGGTGGAGCAGAGAGACAGCATCTCAAACAGTGTGATGAAGTTTGACAACGCTCTCACCCTCACAATCAAGGACACACGAGAGAGCAGCCGGACCGGCGAGCTTGAAAAGGCCCTTAACATAACCTTCTCACCACAGGGCGGGACATATAACTCTAAGACAGGCGAGGCCTCAGGCGTAACTGGAGTATCAGAGAGCTCAAAGAAAACCATGTCTGAGAGCATACTTCAGCAGAAGGACAGCGCCCTGGCCAGCCTGACCGCCATAGTGGAGGCCCAGAGAGACAGCATCTCCAACCTGCGCCGCCAGAATGATGTGGACACGGAAACCAAGGTGGAGGATAGCTCCAGCAAATGGATAGTGGCTCTTGTGGCCACATTCATTTTTGGGTTCTTCACACCATTTATCCTTAAAAAGATACCACAGACAGCGTGGCTGCTAACCTGGTATAGATAACCCTTCAGCCATAGTGAACTCAGAGGAGCTGTTTAACGCCATGGTGGACTACATCCTGACATACAAACTTGACTGAAATTTGACAGGTGGCAAATTTTTTTGCCCCAAAACTTGCATATTAGAAACATAACTCCTATCTTTGCAGTGTTCAATAATCATACTGGCCGCAAGAATTGCCGCCGTTCAAACGGCTTTTTTTGTACCCAAACACATAGTTTAACCTTACACCGGATTACCCCGTGATGTTTCCGTAATGGAACATCGTGCCAGTATGATAGCATTGAACAGCGGGTCACTGCCCGGTGTTTTTTTTGTTCAATATCATACACTATGAGCAATTTTGTTCAGGCATCAGAGAAGAGAGTGAGCGCCTCTGATGTAAAGCGCTATCTCCAGTGGATAGCAAGAGAGCTTCCTAAAAACGCCCATGTCATGGGTGAGTTGCAAACCAACGCCTACGAGAACTCCTGCACGTTCTCCATTAATGGCGGTCTTATGATCAGCATCAACGCAATGCTTCTTGGGGAAGGAGGTAGGGTATGAGCAGCCAGAGAAACTACCCTAAGTGGTTTGAGAAGTGGTTTGACCACTTCTTCATCAGCGGTTATAATAACGGTCTCAACCACCGCTGGGCGGCCAAGACACTTTACTGTCTCTACCTCGGGTACTCCAACCAGTGGCCAAGTGATGTACCACGCACCTCGTTCAAGCAGGCTCTTATGAACCTCACCGCAGAAAAGAAACTCTTCTTCAACCCGCAGCTCCTTAACCCTGAGACCAAGCAGCCGCTGTTCCGTAATTCTGATACCGGCCGCCCTGAAATGGATGACAGACGGGACGGCAGGGAGTACTTCACCATCGGAGACCACCGCTTTTGGGAGCTGCAGCAGAAGCAGCTGGAGCTGGAGAAACAGAGTGCAGAGTCACAGAACTCTGAGGAAGGAGGTGCACTATGAAAAAGCGTGAAGTGAAACAGATTGACCAGCTGTTTGATGAGTGGATGAGTGAGTTCTTGCAGAGTAATCTGAACAAGCCGCTGCCATGGGAGTATGTACTGGAGTGCTGGCGCCGCCGCCTGATAGAGGAGT